TGGTGATATCTCCGGTACGGTAGCTGGCCAAAAAATCAAGCCAGTCTTCCGGAAGGAGGAGGCGAACCACAGACCACGAAATCGAGTCCGACGCAGAGGACAGGTCGATAGTAGCGAAGCTACCGTCAACCGACCCCTGTTTTGCCAGTCTCTGATTCCGAGTTTGGTCAGTGAGGTCCAGGGACGCGTAGAGCTGCATGCGTTTTTTCAGATGCCGACCGATTGCTCTTTGGGCAAGCCCATTGAGTACCGGTTCAACAACGATTGGCCGCATGGAACGCGCGTCTTTAGGGACGAAGGATAATTTCCCAGGGTGGATCTCAACACTAGGGTACATAAGTAGGTCTTTATCAGACCGTTCTTGTTTCCCCCAGCTTGTCATAGACAAGCCTGAATGGTGCCAGGTCCACATCGGAGCCTCTGCTAAGAGGTCTCCTACCACCGGAAGCATATCCTTACTACATGCTAGTCTGGCATTCAACTTCGCACGAGGCGAAGCCTCTCTGCCCTTAACGTTTGTCGTGGCCCCCGGCCCAAAGGAGATCTTTAACTGGTCCAGCGTAGGAACGGGTCCGAGTATATAGTGGATTTTCTGTCTGGCGCGCGTTACAGCGCTCCAAACACCGCCGGAAAGGCGGCCGCTATCTATACGGTCGTTGGTAGCTTTGCAGCTTTTCTCCATCTCCCAAAACTTGTCCTCCGCCCGCTTGCGCGGGTTGAGTCCAATGTCTCTCCACTCCTGCTTTTGAAACAGGGCATGGATTTGCCGCGCGAGGAATAAATCCCTCGGCGGGAGGTCAACATTATAGTTGAACTGGTAGTTAGCCAGCGCAACGTAGTCGTCGGCCTGGACAAGTGCGGTTAAATCCCTAGTTAGGGGACCGCCAAGTTTGGAAAGGAACTGGGAGACTTCGAGGAGAAACTGTTTAGATTCCTCCACGCTCCACGTATCGATCCAGTTATTCATTAGAATAACCTCCATTAGTTGATTAGCTAATTGATCGGTCATCCAGGGCAAACGCCCTGATCCTGCTAGAAAGGCAGGGATCCTTGGATGAAGAACACAGGTCCCGGCAGTGTCGAAGCCTTGAAGGCATCGGCTGCCGAGGTCTGCGCCAGGACACCGGTGGCAGTCGTGCTTGAAGCACCCTGCAAGAAACCGATGCCCAGCGACAGCAGATTGGCACGGTCAGAGGTTGTCGACCTCGGACTCACGACGACACTCGAGTAGAACGTATTGTGATACGCTACCGCGGGTGGAGCGACGTAGCCGCTGCTGGTTCCTGAAGCGCCCAAAGTCTCCATTACGGGGACGTCGAGTTTCATTGCGAACCTGCGGTCGCCAGACTTCAAAATCGAACTTTCCAGCTCAAGGGTCGGCTGGCCGTCCATCGGGACGCCAGAGATCTGAGCTCTCCAGAACGGTTTCGGAGTATCGGTGACAGGGACGAACGTGATTTCCACGCGAGTGGTAGTCGTGTCGTCCTTCACCAGCAGGTTGGTCATTGCAGCCATGGGCTTTTCCTTGATGCGGTTTATTGATATGGGAAATCCATACCAAAGGTTCACTTGAATCGTTGGTGTGCCAGAGAGAGCGCATTGAAGAACCGGCGCGAGCTGTTAAGCCCAAACCGGAATTGTGGGAAGGGAACACCAGGCGGGGATTCGGTAACTGTCCTACGCACCTTAGACATCCACCAGCGAAATGCTGGTTTTTGGATGATGGTGCCTGACTGGTTACCGCCGCCCAATGTTGCCAACCACTCACAAGAGACGCTCTGAGGATTGACTTTAAGGCTGTCCGTTATCATCCACCGACCTTTTAACTTCGGTATTTGATTCAAGTTGGATAAGTACGTCCCGAAAGGGATAAACCAATCCACAACGAACGACCAAGGAGTGAGCTCCCAGGCTATCGACAAAGGATCTTGAAGACCCAGTTGCCTCGTGAACGACATTTCCTCGTACATTTCGTACTGGATTGCCGTTCGTACGTACCCGTCCGCTTTAAGCGAATAGGTATTAGGCGCTGTCGACAGATTCCAGGTAGCTTTTCTACGTTTGGCGACTCGGAAGAGAACCTTCCGTGGACCATCATATATCGCTGCGAAAGCCTGAGCGGCTTCGTAGGAAGATGATATGAGTGGAAGCCAACCATATTGTAGCTCCAACCAACGCCCTGAGATATCCGATGGTTTAAGTCGGGTACCCTTGGGCGACGCGCCGAGACACCTTGCAGCAGTGGAGAAGTCTCCACGCTTTAAGGCAAGAGCGGCACGTCCTAACTTGCGGAGGTTTTCAGACAGCAATCCAATTGTTTGATGGGCTTGCCCTAGCTCAACCCCTAAATTAAAGTCATGGCCTTTTACTTTTGAAAGTAATTCGTCCAGACATTCCGACAAAGGTCGGTAAGGGGGTTTATAGAACTGAGGTTCGTCCCAATTGAATGTTCCGTTATTCCAAGTCACAGCTTTGTCTTCCGTCCAGGTTTCCCCGGTCGGCTTCCAAAGCCATAAAATCTTGAAGTACGGATAGCTGACTGCTGATCCTACGACATCACAAGTGAATCCATTCCACTTGGTGCGTAGAAACCCATCGTGAGTTTCCGTCTTCCCATCGCCGCCGTTCCAGATACGAATTAACGTATTAGGGCCGACGGTTAGGGGATTCAACGGCCACTCACCATGTGATCCCGCAGTCACTGCGGAGTCGAGGTGCTTTTCGGCTCGGATTCTTCATCCGATACCTTATGGCACTCGTCCCGGTTGAGCCGGGCATCAACACAGACATAAAGGACGCCGTCACTTATAACCAGAGTGTAGTCCACGGGAACCGTCTCACAGCCCGATAATGCCATAAAGGCACTGAAGGGAATGAGAGGCCACCGAGGCCACTTAGCTGATTTAGTGAAGAGGCAATCTTTCGTGTCCATGGTTGATTCTCCAGTGATGGGCAGCCTAGAAATAGGCCGTCGAGGGTGTTAAATCCCTCAAATAGGCAGGCGCGGAGACGCGCC